ATACGAATAACGTATGCATGCATAGACTGAATTTAATACAACTAAAGCAATATGTCAATACTAACGACGACCTGATTGCTTCATTTCTTCCATCCAATCCTCAAAACTACCACTAGAGCCGCCTGGACTCCTAGACTTATCCGCATCAATACTAGGAGACTGATAATATTTCTTACCCTTAATAGCCTCCTCTTGTGCTAATTGAGAAGCGACACGATTCACTAATTCACGCTGTCTAAATGGGTCAGCATTCTCATATTCTTTCGATAAATTACTATCAGACATCATAGTTTTAAGAATAGCAGAACTCTTATCATGGCCAATTAAATGATTAACCGTTGCATCAGCTCCGAATTGCGATCCAGGATTCTTTGACAAATACTCAGTCATGACCTTTTTCAACTCAGGATCATTCTCACCACCCTCAGAAATCTGACTCAAAACCTTACCCGTGTAATTCTGCTGCAAATTGTTAAAATTTTCCTGTTGCATTCTTTGTTGCTCAGCAACCTGAGCAGCTCGCTCCTCCTCTCTTGCCTGACGAATAATATCCGCTATCTGATCTACAGGTACTACTGGCTGATGAGTAATGCCTTGAGTCTGATTGATTACATTTTGAGCAGCTACATCCCCTAAATTTTCCGGTTGATTTTGATTAGCCATTTGATTTCTTAACTCCTCTAATTCACGTTTGTGTTTGCGATTTTGTTCAGCCAGCCTATTTCTAAGCAATGACTCATTCGCCTGGTTATCATTTTCTACAGGATTGCTCTCTTCCTGTACCTCTGCATTTTCTTCACTCATTAATTGTCACCTCTGTAAGTTTTTGCCACTTCAGCACTCGCTCTCAGTGCCTCAATTTTCAACTTCCCTTGCATTTCCTCTTCTGCCATCTCCAATTCTTTATTGGCCTTATCAATATCTGATTGAGCCTTAACCACTTTTGCGTGAGCTTCCGCCAATTTCGCTTGTAACTCACTTTGCTGAAGTTGAACTTGCTGCTGTTGCTGCTGTTGCTGTGCTTGCTGAGCCTGAGCTTGCTGCTGCATCATCATTTGTTGTTGTTGCTCAGCTTGCTGCTGAACTTGATTCACTTTCTGCTTAATAATATCTGAATCAGGTGTATCTAATGATGACGCATACAAATCTGCAGTCTCTTGCGCAATTTGCTGACCTAACTGAGGGGGTAATGTAGTGTATATCTTCTGAAGAGCAGCCTCTGTCTTCTCTTTATTAACCTGAGGATTAGACCCTACTCTTATTTCTGCATCAAATGAGGAAAGTGTTGATAAATCATGCTGTATTAATCCTCCGCCTACCATATTATTAACCTTCACCGTTCTCCTTGACCCATCCATAAACGTATTAAATGTCATAGGCGCCTTAAAATACTCCGTGTATATCTCTTTCAGTGACTTGCCCACCTCATTCATGAAAGCAATAAATCCCTCTATATAAATGCCGCCGCTCTTATACGTCTCTTGTGTTATCTGCTTTATCGCTTCACCTGACATGTTATAAGTAATATCAGGTTCTAAATTAGCGCCTAATGTCTGTCTAACTGCGGAAGGATACACATTCAATGCCTGATCAATCACAGGCGATGGTGTGATATCAGGTGCAGGTATTGGCTTCTCACCCGTGGGATTACCTGCTTGATCCGTTAATCGGTTATAAGGCAAATCAGCTTGACTGATTATCCTATTCTTCCAGGCATCCTCATGACCCTCTATTAACTCCTCTGTAAACATGAACTTCCCGCCTCCGCGAGTTTGCTTCATATTCTTAAAATTAAGAGTAGCCGCCATGTTGAGTATCTTTTGAGCACCTAGAGCAGAATCTGCAAATGGAACTAGCAACAACTGCTTATTACTTCTCTGGGTATTAATAACAAAAGAACTCCCAAAACCTATAATCATCGGAAATCTTTCAACGTCTAAAAATTCATCAACAGATACATTATCATCAATCAACCTTACATGGCGCATGTGATACTTTTTCCTCTTAAACTTAGAGTTGTATACCACACCTTTTCTGACCTTCTCAGTAATATACTCACCTGACATGGGATCATAACGCTGCCCCATATTAGTGGTTTTTTTGATCACTTTCTCAAAATACTCTACTACCTTGGCACATTTAGCATCGTCTAAATTCCTAGTCTTACCTTTCAAATAATCCTTATTATCATCCACATCTAAGTACTCTACATACCCCATGAACTTACCCTCAGAATTAACTCTATCAATCCCAACGGAAGTATCAGCAAAGATGCAATTAACATCACTCAAATGATAAAAACAAACAGTAGGCTTATTGTCGTTGTTATATTTAATCTCCCATCTAGCAGCACAAAAAGATAAGTCTAAAATGTCATCGAAACACCTATAGAAAATAGAATTATTCTTATAGATAGTTTCATTCAACAACCCTTCAAATATCTTGCGAGTATCTGGGTTTAAGTCCTCATCTTTAGGCTCTAAATTCAAGAACGGCTGCAGGTCCCTAACAGACTTCTTAATCCGATTAACAGGTGATCTGGTTAAATTAAAAGCAGTGTTATCATTGTCGCCAATAGCGCTTGTTGATCCTACTTCTTGCAACGCATAAGAAGTATCGTAAACTAAGCGCCTAGCATTCTCACTATTCTCAATAGCAATCTCTGCGTAATTCTTCCATCTCTTTATTTTTTTGTTGATATTGTCAACCAATGAACTTTGTTTCATGTCTAATATCTCGGTGCAACTAGTGATTTAAAAGCAGAATTTGCCTGTGGCTTCTTCTTCTCAACAGGAGGGTAAAAAGTGAGCGCTAAATATTGCAGACAATCTGCCACGTGTGAATACTCATCCTTCTTAGGAACTTCTTTAGGTAACAACTTCCCATCAAGCTGCACCTTGTCAAACTGATACTTACCACTCATCCCAGCATGCAACATAGGGCATCCTTTACGATTTATTTGTAATGACCCCTGATTACCTATCAACTTACTGTTAATGAGCCTATCAACACTCTCTAAACGTGCCTTAACGTTGTTTGTCCATGCGGATCGAGTAGTAACATCAAGAACCCTTGTGACAACAGTATGGGCCTGTCTAGCAGTCTCTAATGATCGATTATTTGACGGGTCACCTATGGACTTCTCAATCAATGCCCCCTTAAATTCTTCAGCTAATGATTTGCCTACATTTTCAACAAACTGAGTAAGACCTACAGTTGAATCCATATATTCCTTGAGTATGAATAACTGGTTGCCTATTTTTTGACCTACTACACAAGCGTTAGTGCCCCCATAATCCCATCCTAACCAAACCCCATAATCCGTATTAAAATCAATATCTGGCTTGCTGTGTAAATCAATATCGTATTCCGGGTGACATGGCTTGCCTTCATTATAAGTCCCAAACTCATTACATATCTGAGTCCTAATGAAGTCCAGCGGCTTACCTAAAGACATATTGCGATAATAATTATCCGGTAATCCTATCTTGTTCTCATGCTTAGGATTAACCTCAAAAACACCTCGCTTAGTCTCTATCATTCCACCAGGCTGCCTATAAAACCTATGGCCCTCTGGCTTATCAATCAAAAACTTAGTGTAAAAAGGATGGTAGTCAGCAAAAGAATTACTATCGTAAACAACACCTCTCCAATAAAACCCGCCTTTTCTCTGCTGACTATTAGGGTCTGGATATCTCCCCAAACAACCCACAACGTTATTCATTGGCTCCTGAGATATCTCAGATGACTCATTGAAATATGCACCGCTCAGCTCTAATGATAATGCTTTCTTTGCTGAACCCGGTGTATCAAATGAAATGAACAGTATTTCAATCTCATTAATATGCTCACCATCAAAAAATCTCAGCTTTGCTTCTGGTGGCTGCTTCTTTAAATGCCATCCTAATTCAGGAAACCCTAACCAATTTTCAACCGTGCGGATTGTTGTTGTCTCTAATTCTCGGTAAGTCTGACGACCCACTAACCACTTAGCACGCTTAATCCCATCCTTACACGGATCACTCAGTATCGTTGTAAGTAATATCTCAGCACACATCGCACTGGATTTACCGCTGCCACGTGGACCCATAACACACCTATGCAACTTATCCCTATCATTATGGAATTTCTCAAGGGTAGGCGATGCATGAGTGTTATACGTCTGTATGACTTCATTATCATCATTAACAAGCGTAATAGTTGTGCCTTCTATACTAATATAACATTTACGCTCCCGAGTCCTCTTTGCCTCACTCACAGCCACAAATCGCCTGATATTCTCAACATCACGAGACAATGAAGCAACAGAAAGACTCATCTACACACCTTTCTTCTGAAATTCCATAGCAGACTTGAGCTCTTTAACCTGAGTTTGCAATTCCTCTATCTGATTAAGATCACCCTCTAACTTAATAGCCTCCATTTCATTCTTAAAATACTTATCTGATATATCACCCAAATCCCTGAGTTTCCTTAAGTACAATAATTTATCTGTCGGATTAAGAGTGCTGTAATATTCAGTATCAATCTTATTTGTCACGTTAGCACTTTTACGAGTTTCCCATCCAAAACGATTAGTAGCACTACGATGCATACTCATGTGATTATATTTAGGGTTATCCCTGTTATCCCTTATATCCCGTGCCGTCCAGGCTTCTGCTGCAAGCTTTCCAAGATTTATGGTGTCAGAAAAACATTTTGAAAACCTAGGAGATTTGCTATTGCACCAATCATATAATGTCTCTCTACTTATACCTAAATATACTGCAACTTCTACAACTGTTGCTCCATTGCTCATCATTTCCAGCACATCTTTATTTTTCTCAGGATCATATACACTTGATCCTTTAGGACGCCCCCCCTTAGACACATCACTCACGTTAATCATCTCCTAAGTTATTCAGATACCCATAATGAGCAAGCAAGAGTGCTTCTGCTCTGTTATGGTCTTTCTTACGGGTTAAGGGGGCATCAGGATATAAGTCTCTTGCTATCTCTAAAGACTTATCCTTAGCGCTGCCAAGTTGATAATACTTCTTCCACTTCTGAGGAGTGATGTAGAACACGTCAGGGCTCATAATTTCACTGATTGCCCTAAGCACTCCAAAGGTATCACCTAATGAGAAAATTGATTGTACGGCCTGCATAGGTCTGCTAGCGACCTTCTCAACAATAAACACAGCATTTTCTTGATATGGATCAAGTAATCTTTTCGTAATAGGAGGATCAAGCACTCTTCTTACCTTAGAACTCACTTTGACCTCGTATGTAGGCAAGTCAAACACTCTGACCAATGCCCCTTCACCATCCAGTATCGCGGCTGCGCCTGTTGTTCCTGGGTCTATACCTATGTAATACATTTCTCGGAGTATATATACATAAAACGTATGGGTCAACAATTAAGCTATGCATAAAGCGTATAGTCCAGTCAAGGGTCATGAAACAAATGGGACTTAAGCAGGCCACGCCACAAATATCCATCCTAAATTCTTTTTGTTTTCATTACAAATTAGCAAAAAAACAGAGAGGACATACCTTGAAAATGAGGTTTGTCCGCTTGTAGCCCTTTAGTACCATAGCCTACAGACGAACGGACAGACCTGACACCCCTTTTTCACTTAGACTATATTTTTTGTGTGTTACCCTACCCCATACTAAATTTTATAAATGTTTAATTTAAGGAAAAGGTTTGTCCGGTATGTCCAGCCCTTGGTGGTAAAGGGATAGAGGCGGACAAACCTTGGACAAGCGGACAGACCTAGGTTTGTCCTCTATATGCATTTCAATGTATAAAGTGTCATTTTACGCCCATTTATACTCTTTCGTGTTTTTTGGTACCCATGCTTAATCAAGATGTTGGCCACTCTCATTTGTGCCCCTCTTTCACTCACATGTTTGAAAAAGGGTAAAATTGATTCTTTTATTACTAAAAGTGGCCTAACCTCCTCAGGGGTCTGGTTAATATCTAACCAGCTAACTACTAAAGGTTCATAAATATCCTCCAGGGCTCTGCTGTCGTGTTCTTCTTTCAATTGAGACAATACGCCTTCATCATCCAGGTACAGCTTTTCATTTCCTTGCCGATAAATGTGCATAGCTTCTGCCCAGATTTGATCTTTATCGGCTTTCAATTGTTTTAAGTGTGGTACAAAGTCTTTAATAGAGACACACCAGTACCGTCTGTTACCTGTTGGGTCAGTGAGATACGAACTTTCATTAGATGCTCCAACAAATATACAAGCTCTCTTGACCTGCACATTTCTTCGGCCGTAAGGAGGCCTGAATTGATAATCAGTTTGAGTAAGGAATTGTTTAGCGTGGGCAATATCTGACCTCT